GTCAACATAATAGTTGTTCGAACCATCTTCCTTCTTGTCACCATCATTAGTACCAACAAATGCCCACGTTTCGAGAACTGAACCAGCTGTTCCAGTAAGTTCACCGTTTGCATCTGTTACGATGATGTGGTATTCATCTGTCGAAGGTGCAGTATCAAAGTATTGCGACAAATTGCCATCAGTGTCATCATCAGCGAATGTAGTTGCGTCAAAGATATCAACTTGAATAGAGTTACCTAAAACACCAGCATATCGAGCATAAAGCGCACCTCGTAGAGTGATTCCACTCTCAAAGTGAGTTTCGTTCTTAATTAAAAGACCTTCAGCAATAGTTGAAATAACTTCTGTGAATGTATATACAGCAGGAGCAACAACGCCGTTAACTGAAATTTCAGTATTAGGTAAATCGTAATCAGCACCAGGAGTATCAACTACTACTGATGTTGCCGCGAAGGTAAAATCAAGAGTAAGATCGTTTAACGCAACTGCAGGAGAATCTTCGTTATTAACAGTTGCAATACCAGAAACACTCGCTGGAACATTAGCAAAGGTATTACTAGAAGTAACACTAAGTGCAATTACATTTGGAGATGAAACCAAGTCAACTGTACCAACTGTGAGTGTAACTGTTTCACCGCCGAGAGTTGCTGTGAGAGTTTCACCTTCAACGATATCAGTGCTATCAAAATCAGAACCTTCTGTATTGATTGATACACTATCAATCTCATACTCTGCGGTGAGTGATGCGCCTGCACCATCTCCACCATCAGCTACTGTAAGAGCAACACCAGATACAAGACCAGATGCGAGAGAACCATTAACGTCAACAGCAGAAATTCCGCCAGTATTAACAGGAATAGCACCACTTACAGCATTTTTAAGTTGATCACTCGATGTACGAACAGTCTTTAGTGCATTTCCGTATTTAAGAAATGACGATGCTGTGAAGAATGATTCTGCGAGAAAAGCACTTGGCTTACCAAGTACTGAAGCGAGCTCTTTTTCAGAACTCACTAGTTGTATCTCTTCGACTGGACCCCAGCGAAAAGGACCAGCATATCCACCAATAGATGTGGATACTGCCGGTATGACATTTGTTAAGTCGATTTCTTTAACCTCGACTCCAGGCGATACTTGAAAACCCATATTGTTCCTTTCAGTTGTTTATAGTTGTATAATAAGAATCATAATAAGATAAATGTAATTCAATTCGATTAGGTTTGTATTTATATGTTTTATACTTTAGACATATTACAGACTATTCCAAGCTGCCATGTCATTTATCATATCTTCGTATACAACTGTAGTACTATCAGTAGGTCTATCATTAATTATGCCGAATGGCATCACATCGTCTTCCATTTCTCTTACTCGATCTTGATATAGCATCGACTTTAAATCAGTATCACTCATGTCACCGAATGCATCAGAAGATACAAACCATGCAAACATAACCAAATTCATAACTAAGTCATCATGATTTCCAGTAGAAGCAGAATAACTTCCACCCTTTACTTCGAACGTTGATAGCTCACTAATAGTATCGGCATCTACAATATGAAGTTTATTCAATTCAACAATATCTTTTAGGTTCGAACACCCGATTCTCTTTACTCTCTTTGTCATCATTACGCCAATACCGTTTGACTTCACTGATGACGAAACAAACATGTTCTCGTATTCATAATCATAATACACATGATTGCATACAACTTGACCAGCATCGTTATTCTCAATTACGACCATCGCGTTATTATAGAGAGTAGCTACTTTCACGATTATATCTGGAAACAGCATAGGAGACACTAGATTATTTCTATATGTGCATACCTGCGCGAAGCCAAGATCATCGATACGTATAACATTAAACGTTGAATAGTCTTGTCCTCTTCCCTTCGAAACGTCAACTGTCATTACATATCGAACACCTTCTTTAGGCTTCTCATAGTATGATATATCATTTCGAAATTCGACTGGTGTAGCAGCCTTCAAACTGAGAAGTGTATTAGAAGATACTAAAGTGTTTGATGTACCGTGAAAGGAGTTACCAAACTCTTGTTCAAATTGTCGTTCAGATGTATTAGCAACTGTCTGCTTCTTCCATGCTTCATCTCGACCAGGAACATCCCACCAATCAACACGAAACGGTTTAAATTCATTTGTATTCTGTACAGCTCCTTCGTATAACCTATGATATACATTACCGACACCATTCGCGGTCGAAGTAATAATCACCTTTGTCTCTTTACCTGCCGAGACAACTGGATATGTCGATGTATAAAACTGTGCAGCATTCTCAACGAAAGCAAACTCGTCAAGGAAAAGAAGATTCACTGATAGACCACGAATAGAAGAACCAGAAGTCGCTGCTGCAACAATCTTAGTATTATTTCCAAATGTGATATTCCCTTTATTGAGTGCCTTACACCCAGGTTGTAAAAAGAATGGGAGATTCTCAAGTGCTAGTGTGACGCGGGATAACATCTCTCTCGCTGTTGCACCCTTATTCGCAAGGATCGCAATTGTCTTTTCAGGATGAAAGACTGCATACCACAGAATGTAAATAACTGTACTAATACTTTTACCAGACTGTCGACATGCTAACACAATAGAGAATCGATTCTCATTGAAGTGTTTAAACATTCTTTCCTGATATTCGTACGGCTTAAACGAGACTAATCCGTCGTCGAGCGAAATCACTTTAATATACTTCTCAGCGAAATATATCGGGTCTTTCATGCACTTTACGTATTCAGCAACTTCTTCTTGTGTGAAGTTTTGCTGAACTCCATCCCTCTTCACGAGTGGATTTCCTAAATATCCCGCTTCTCCATTAACTATCGTCATTGTTCTTTAGGAATTTTTGTAATTCAGTAGTAGAACCAACGAAGATAGCGTTATTTGTGGTGCTTCCTGAAGCATTTTGTTTTTGCTCTTCAGATTGTGTCAACTCTTTTCTCTTCTTTTGTAGAGTGATAAGTTGATCCATCATATCAGTAGTAGTCTTAAACATACCAGCTAAAACTTCGAATGCTCGAGGATGTTCTGTCTCACTTGCAAGTGCCATCATACTATCAATAGCTTCTTCAGATCTCTCAATTAATGATTTGATCTTCTCTCGCGAGTAAGCATAATCTTCTTCAGTATCAACAACAATCTCTGATTGCGCTACTTCAGTTTTGATCTTCTGCAATTCCTGAGGTATGTGTGTTTGTAGAGCACTCAGTATATCTTCTTTTGACTTAATCATAATATAGCGTATTGTTACTATGGACTATCGTCAAACCCGAAGGTAGTAATAGCAGTAAAATTATCTGGTGTATCATCATCTGAACTCAGTTCAGTTTTAACTCTATCAATCGGTTCAGATGCAGATTCAGGAGTAGAGTTATTATAAAGAGATCTATATCAACTATGCGAATAACTGCATTCGGTGAAACACGTCCTGTGAACCTAACTTTAACAACAAAATCAAGAGTATAGATGAGTGTTCTTCTCGTAGTAAAATCACCTTCGTACGAATCTTCAAAGCTTGTGCTGTTTAAAATAATAGGAACATCGACAGAATTACCTGGACCTTCCATATCTTTTATCGCAACAGTATATTCAGGAACGAATGTTGGAACAATCTGCTCGAAGATTTGGAGAGCATCATCTTGGTTTTTAGCAATGATATTGAGTTGCATACCAATATCATATGGTACAGATTGCTTTAAAACATTCTTACTAAGTTCAGTTCCAGCAACATCAAACAATTTCACATTTGATTTGTTCAATGCATTGCTAGTGTTCCTATCAATAGAAGTAATTTCAAAGCTCATTCTTGGCAATTTGATCGCCAATTTCTGGTCTTCTAAACTACTATCTTGTTCAATCCTTGCAAGAAACTTACTCTTTGGACCATACGCTAAAGGCACACGTGTTTCACCAACTCCCTTTCTAACAATTTTGAGATTATTAAAAACAGTTCCAAAGACTGCGACAGTCTTCTTTAGAGTTTGATTGTAATAGTGTGTTCCGTCTAACATATTAAGTTACGTCAATTTCTCCGAAAGGATTCATCTCAGAGAAATCTATAAAGTTGTTTCCTGTTATTTCGAAGTCGATGTTTTGTGCATTAGGATCGTTATTGTCCATTGCATTGAATGAATCTTTCAGTGTGATAGCATAAGATGCTTCAGAGTCGACTCCAATTAAATTACCTATATTCACTCCAGTAACACCAAACGATGTATTAGTATCATCGCTCGCTTCAATACCAACTACATCCACTTCGCCTGCTCGTATTTCAGCAATCTCACCGTTAATAGTAATATTAGGAGAACCAATAATTGTTTGAGTTATATCTTCACCTACTTGGTATGTACCTATGCCATCACCAAGAGTAAGAGTTGTGCGAGATGCAAAGTTTGTCTCAAAGGAATCAACTTCCTCAACTCCAGTATCAAGAGCTTCATTACCATATTCAAACAACTCACACGTGAGTTTGTATGTTGGCATATTCTGCAATTGATAGAATGGTGTATCACCATCTACATAACGAATTTCGAATAACCCTTTTACTAAAGGCAGATAAATTAAATCACCTTCATTAGGTCTAATAGATGATGTTGCTTCGCCAAATCTACCGATCAACTGGTCCCATCTACGTCTAGATAGTACAAAACTAATTTGACTTCTAACTTCTAATCCAAACTTGCTTAATAGATTGCCATCACCTTCAAAACCATCGACACTATCAACATACATCTCGATCTGAAAAGCTTCACCAAACTTACTTAAAGCATCTTCATTAAAGATCTCATTAGTGTCGACTATACTCCGCGGAATATAATACGCTTCATGACCGTATATGCGAAGGCTCTCTATAATAATATCTTCATAGAGATTCTGCTCGCTTGACGTACCGTGCGAAAAGTATACATTTCTTGGCATAATATATTATCCAACAAAGAAGTCAGTTGGTGCTTCATATGTTAACTGCATCGTTTCTTCGATCTTCTCGATATCAGAAATTGCATCATCATAATCTGACGACCATTTAGAGTAACTCCTCCTGGCATCTGCATACCTTCAAACTTAATAAGATTCGCTCCCCATTGTCTTTTAATCAAAGCAACAAGATACTTTTTAAGAAGCATATCATTATAGATATCAGTGTATGTTTCAGGATCGAGAACTTCATGACCTTCGACAATGATGTAAATACCTTCTTCCAAATCATCTCCTTCAACATACAATCTATTCTGATGACGAGAGAAAGATGATCTCTGTGACATACCATTGACCTTTAAGTCAATCATTGCCATATACTGCTTAGTCATTTCGTAATCAATCAAACCACCTGGGTTTCTTAGATTGTACATATCATTAAAGTGCATCTGATAATCAACCGAAAACATTCCACTCTGTGAAGTTGATGCACCAATAGGAAAGATATTGTTTACAAATATCATCGAATCAGGAACTGTAACATATCCGTTAGTTACATCTTCAGCAGTAACCAAATGCTTACGATAGTTGCGAACGATCGAATCAGAATGATACTCTTGATAAAATTGCATCGCCTCATCTACGCGGTCTTCAACCTGATCTTCATCAACGTTGATCTCAATCACAGGAGCGCCGAGTGCTCTAAGAGCATAGTCGATTAAGGTTTGTCTGGAATTTGGTTTAGCCATACTTCTATTTATACATTCCAAACACTAGAATCTTATTTGGCAATGCTCCAGAGTTTCAGGT